GCATCAACCCATTCACTCATTGGGATATGAGTTGCAATTGCCAACTCAACCAATAATCTGCTTAGGCTTCCTGCTTCGTGGCTTTTGGGTTTGCATCACCGACAATGACATCGGCTACATTTTCCATCCAAATATCCATTGGTTTGATTGGCTTGCTTCCGGCAACTTCACGCTTATGAGCATGATAAGCCAAAAACATAAGATCCCAAATACCCAGCTTCTCGGATGCTTGTCCAATGACATTTCCTGTCTGCTTTTCCCATTTCGCCCACTCAGGCGGTTGGGCAATATAAGTTGCTTGCTCGCCTGAGCTGTATTCAATTGTGATTGGTAGTTTCATTTTGCTCCCGTTGCTAGTTTTTAACTAAAGGTTTCTACTACTGCGCCTTTAGATACTGTGAATGTGAATGATACTGTCTGAGCATCAACACCTGATCCACCGGCTGTTGGAAACTCTGGCTTTACTGGAAACACGAATTGTGCTCCTGATGCAGCTGTAAGTGTCATGCTGATGTCTGTATCTGGTGCGCTTTCAGCAGCAGTCCATAGAGCCTCACAAACTGAGTTTGCCTTGCCCCAATCTGCCAACATATCCAATTGGAATGTTCCTGAAATGTTTGTGGTCTTGTAAGCCTCGCCATCCATTGTCTGATAGACCTGACGATCATTGACTTTGGTTAGAACTGCATTTGTCGCTTGTGCTTGAATATCTGTTCCACCTGTGAAAGATAAACCAACATCACGACCGGTAATTACGACTGTTGCCATGATTTCTCCTTATATTGTTTGCGTGTAGTAGGTAGATACTCGAACATCTGCGATTAGCAGCGTTGATGCACCAACTTGAGTAACTGTCGGTCTTTCAACCGAGCTGACAATGTATCCAACTGGAATGACTGCCAGAACACTTATGATTAATTGCTCGATGTTATCGAGGGATGCAGGATTGCTGTTATAGGCAACCGCAACTGTAATCGTCATATTAATTTTAGCCCGAATATTTGTTTTGCTAATTGTTTCAAATTCCAAATAAGGTGAATCTGGAACACACACCACAGCTGGTGGGATGACTGTTTCTGGAACGAACGAATAAACATTTCCAGCCACTCCCGCTAAAGCAGTTGCTAAAGGTGTGCGGATTTGTTCAAGGATTGTTTCGTTAGGCATTTAGAGAGCCATGCTTTCGGTGTCAATATATGAACCCAGCAAACCAACGCATTTATTAAAAAGTGATCGACCCATTCTAAATGGTGTCGCTGTAAAATCTACTCCTTCGATTTGTCCTCCGCCGGCAAGTCTGGCTTGGAAAACTTCGACTGAAACTGTATAGACGGCTGATTGAACAGCTGCATTTCCAACATAAGTTGATCCGCCAGAAAGGGCAGCAACTCCGGATGGGATGACATTAGCCTCAAGTATGTCGGCATTAGTGATCGATTGCGAAAAGGTATATTGTCCAAGATTATCTGCCAACACAACTCTTGTTCCGTTGTAAGGGCTTCCGCATCCTGTGATGATGACTGTTTGTCCTTCGGTGAATTCATGAATTCCTAGTGTAGTGAAAGTGGCGACATTATCAGTCAGCGACACTTTTTCAATTGGGCTTTTGAATGTAACTAGCATTGGCAGAATAACTGTTTCTGCTGTATCAATAATTTGGTTCAAATATGTATCATCATATAAAGCAGACGACACGCCAAGCACGCTTCTCAGCTGCGAGGCTGTAATTATGGTTGGCATGTCATCTCCTTACTCCCTTAATGGATGCCTAGGATCGGGAGCAACCCTAGGCACTCAGTTAAACTAATTTAGTTCTTGTTGAACCAAACTCCTCCACCAGCAAGTTTTACTGCTAGTGCGCCATAACCATAATAAGCCACAGAAACCTGTCCGGTCGCTGTGATATCGGAACGAAGCGTTAGGCGTGGGCTTTCATACCATGTGAAAGCGTCTGGATTTACAACGATCATTGACTGATCTCCAGTTGTGTAGCCATCAAGTGAGCGAGAAACATAAAGATCCAAGCCAGCAACATTTCCACGAAGTGATGTAGGAACTACATTTCCACCTGCGTTTTGTGGTTGTGATGCGTTGTAGATTGGGCGACCGCTGTCGTTGTAGCCCATGATGTTGCCCCATTGAGTGCTATTAACAATTAAGTTGCGAGCAAATCCAAGTGAGCCAGAATAAACAGATGCAGCAGCACCTGATACATATGCTAGAAGTCCAGCAGCTGTGTTATCTGCTGTTGCTGTCAAAAGTGAGCAAGATGATCCTAAAACTCCTGCAACATATGAATCTGTGGTCTTTGCATAAGCAAATTCCATTTGACGAACTAATTCATCAAAGAATGCTGGAGATGAACGATCTAGAAGTTCAACTGAGAATGTTTGTCCGCCAGCAAATTTCTTAACATCAACAGAAACGAATGATGAAGTCATATCGGTTGTGTCAATTGCTGCTGCCTCTGCCTCTAGGGTAGTTGTTGGCACAGCTGTAATTTTAGGAATTTCGAATGTCATACCAGCAGCAGGAAGTGTGCCACGAGATAAAGCATCGATTAATCCACGATCAGCATTTGATAGACCATTGATGATCTCTGTTGATTGTGGTGTTGGAATTAAGCCAGCAACTGTGCCGGTTGTGTCAGCAGCCATTACATATTGACGGCTTTCCTCTGAACCTAGTGCAGCACGAACTGAGTGCTCCAAATAGGTTGCTTTTGAATTGATTGGTGAGCGTGGCTTTGTATAGGCAACAGACTGAGCTGCCACTACGACCACAGGCTCAGACTTTGCAGCTTCTACCGCTTCGGTTGCGATAGGAGCATCTGAAGTAATATCAGACACTTTGTCCTCCTGTGTTGTTTGATCCTCAGCGGTTGCTTCGGAATTCTCTGGTGTATTTGTTGCAACTACGGATTCAACTTTCGCTGAGGCAATAGCCGGATCAGACACCAAACTGACTTCTTGTAATGAACTTTTTGAAATAACCATTGCGCCATCTTTGTTATCCCATGCATCAACCATCACGCCAACAGAAAATCCATCTCTTAATCCTGTGGCTGCTTCCTCAAGAGCATCATCAGCTGCAAAAGTCTTTGCAAGTTTGAATGTGCCTTCTAAGCCAGAATCATTTGCAGTTATATCAATCAGTTTGCCTAAAGGTCTAGTTTTGTCATGCTCAAGTAGAAGTTTGACGGGCTTAGAAAAATCAATGCTGTCCTTGCTGAAAATTGTTTTGCCGGCTGAAGTATTTCCAGCCTCATTCCAACTGACAATCGTTCCAGAAATGGTTCGCTTATTTGTGTCAGCAGCGGTTATGGTAATTGGGAAATTAATCTTCATCGGATTAAATCCTCCTCTTCTTGGATTTGCTCAACGCTCATTGCGCCAATGCGGTTTAGGATTTCATAAACTTGAGCACGCTCTAATGCCGAACCTCTCAAGAAATCATCAATGTCAAATCGAACCTCAACACCATTTGGAACAAAATCAGCAGCAGATAATCTTTGCTCAATTGGGGTTATGATATTTCTCAAACTGAAGTCAATAAGGGCTTTTCTTTCCATGACTGTCGTGCTGTATGTCATGCTAGTAGTTTCAGCAGACAAGAATGATGCCGGAATGCCAACTGCTCTTGCAATTTCAGTTGCTAAATATTGGCGTGCTTCGTTTAATTGCAATTTTTGTGGATCAAAGCCAAGAGCGTTCAATTCAACATCAGCATTTAAGAATGCAGTTGCTCTTGTGTTTCTAGCAACCTTCCATGATTCCAAAAGTTTTGTAATTCGCTCTGGAGTAAGGTTTGTGCCATTTGATTTTAACACCATTGTAGGAACTGGCTCTTTAGCGTATAACTCTGCAGCCTTTTCTAATTCTTGAGCAGCTCTTATTGTGCGACCGGCACGATTAAGCACGCCTTCATCTAAACCGCTGAATACGATTAAAGATCCGATACCTGATGCTGGAACATGCATTCCATCAACCATGTATGAAATAATTTCGGTTTGATTTGCATTTAAGTTATAAGTGACTCGATCAGGTGCAACTCTTGTCCACGCACGAACTCGACTATTGTCGGAAGCGGCATAGCTGTCAAGGACAATTCCATATCCGATTCCGTGGAATAATAAATCCTCACACAACCATGCATAAATTGCAGATCCGGCAATTCTTGGATCTGGTTGCATAATTACTCTTGGTGGATCAATATGTTCTTTTGTAAAATGATTATAAGTTTCTAAAGGTAGAGATCCAATTGTTGAGCAGATAATGTTTCTTGCTCTTGCAACAGATGGCACAGACATTGCTTGTTCACGAGTTGCGGTTTGTGCGCCATAAAATAATCCGCCAACAGCTGACTGCAAATTGTAAGGAGTGTTGGCTGCTGCAACATCTATTGTTGGTGTAATTGCGGTATTTGTGATAAATCGGTCGAATAATCCCATTAGCACATAATATACCATAAATGCAATTTATCCGACTTGAATATCAATTTCCGTTTCTTGTTGTGTCGCAAAATAGGTTGCTAAAGCCGAAGCGACAGCTGCACAAACTGCCACTCGACTTGCACGCCTTCCGATGATCCATGACCCATCCCCATAGGGCAGTTTCGCAGCGGAAAGTGTTTGTTGGGTCAGTTCGTCTTGACCTCCATGCTGTAATCGATGGGAATTGATTGCGCCCAACCACCGATCACAACTTTCAGCATATATCGCCCCATCCATATCTGTAATGGGAATTCCAGCGGGAACTAGCCGACTTGCAACAGCTTGTGCAGTCCTTTTGGAATAAGCGACAGTCTGAACATTGTATTTTCTTACATATGGTGCAATATCGTTTGCAACCGCTAAATCATTGATTGAATAATCATTTGACCAAGTATGCAGTAAAACTAAATTAAATCTTTCTCCTGATAACTTCTGAGTTGCGACTAATGCGCCAAACTTTCGATCCGGACTTAAATCCAATCCAAACCAAGTTTCTTTTTCAGGATCTAAAGGTATTGGGTCGGTCTGACACAATCCCCATTTTTGTGCATCAATTGCTGAGTTAATTGTATCTACCCATTGAGCCAAAACTTCGGTTCGCACAATATCTGGAGGATCATTAATAACTGCTTTCAAGTTATCCGGATGAATTGTTATTCCCAATGATGGATTGGCTTGAGCAAATGCACTCCAATTAATCTCGCCTGACGGAAGCAAGATCGGAGCATCAGGTTCTGCACTCCACTCAAACCAACCAATCGGATCGTTGGTTGTAGCTGATACCAACGCCCTCTCACGCAATTTGTTAAGAATTACGGAATGTTGATCTCCTGCTGATGAATAAACCCATACTTGCGGATTCTTAGCAGCCATCATGGAATATCGCATTGATGACCAAGCATCCTCATCTTTGTATTCACGCAACTCATCAAGATGTATCGTTTCTGGCTTACTCAACCCTCTCGCCGCATTGTTTGCAGCCTTTACAACAAATCGTCTATTGCCAAACAATTCAATTTCCTCTGCACCATGTTGCCATCGGATTTTCTTTACTTCCTTTTCCAACTTTGGATGCGTTTCAATTAATGCAACAATCTGTCTGAAGGTTTCAAGTGAGGTTGTAAGTCTGTGAGCTGAGGCAAGCTGTAAGCCCTCGCCCCAGACAAACATGCCGGTCAAGATCCGGAGCATCATCAAAGTGCTCTTGCCTTGCTGGCGTGCCATGAT